GTATAGCCTTGTTATGTCGTTTAGTTCTTTATTTTTCATGCCTATGTTTGCCTGTTATCGCCTCTCGCATAAAGCTCTGGACAGGAATATTTATCTGCGTATATTATTTTGGTTATACTTTTTGGCGAAGTTTATTTTTAGGAATTGTGATATCTCTTTTGTTGCATGCGGCACTGATCACACACTGTTCGCACAATGGCGTCCTTGATTTACAAACAAGTTTGGCGTGTGTTATCAGCCACATGTGAGCACCGTACTTGTATTTGCTAGGCGTTGTATCGTTGACTGTGATCGAAGCCTTGCCCTCATCTAGACTGTTGGCCCATCCAAGCCTCCATAACATCCTGAACACGTGTGTGTCCACTGCTATGTGTGGTTCGCCAAAAACAAATCTCATCACGATGTCGGAACTTTTCCTACCCACACCCGGCAACGTCATCAGTTCTTTCTGTGTGCTTGGCACACTTCCGTTGAACTCCTCTAATAACATTTTACTTGTTGCAAGTATGTTTTTAGATTTAGCATTGAACAGACCTGCAGGTTTGATCGCCTCGATGATTTCATCCTGTGACAGTTTCAACATATCTTCTGGAGTATCAGCAAGTGAGAACAGTTGTCTACAAGCGACCGCTGTCCTTTTGTCTTGTGATTGTGCTGACAGCATCACACCTATGAGACTGGTGTACGCTTTGGAATAAATTTTTGCTTTTGGTTTCTTGTTTGAGTAGTTTGGATAAAGAGAACTTAATTTCTCGTAGATGTAGTCGATGTCATTACTGTTCTTCATCTGAGTGAAGTTCGTTTAGAAGTTGTCTCAGTTTGCCACCTTCGACTGTGGCTTTTACTTTGCCTACGGTATCACCCTTACGAGGATCTGGCACATCGGGTCTTGCATCTTTTGGTGTACTGTCACCGGCAGATACCTTAGATGTTTGTTTCAAGGAATCATATATTGTGCTACGCTGTTTGTCAAACTGTTTGTATTCGGGATCATCTGCCAAGTCTCTGATTCTCAAACTGTCCACGTCAAACTCTAGATCTACTTTTTGTCCTACACCAGAACTTGATCTGGTTTTCATAAATTGTATTTGATATCTTCCACGTTCTTTCATTGCTCTCGATGTGAATATACCTATCACGTTATCTGCTGTCTGTATCTTGGATAGTCCACCTGAGATGTGACTGTGATCAAACTCGATCTCTTCAACACTCGCCCTGTTCAACTGAGATGCTGTTGCCAACACACAATGTTTCTCAACGACCAAGTTTCTTAGTTCTTCAGACACGTATTTGTCTTTTATAAACAAGTCTGCTGGACTAATCTTTTTACTTTTAGGCATCATGAGATCCAAGTAATCGATCAGTATGCAGTCTACTTTTTTCTTGTTCTTTAGTTCTAGTTCTTTTAGATACGTCCTAACGTCTAGCACGTTGCTACCACTTGGCAAGTATTTGATCTGCAACGTTCCTGACTTCTTCTTTAACATCTTAACTTTCATTTCAACGTTGTCTATCTCAGGAAAAACTTTCTTGGTTGGGATATTTGTCATCATGGCATCTAGTCTCATGGCAGTAAGTTGTTCGCTTAATTCAAAAGATATGTAACAAACGTTCAGACCAGCCTGTGCCCAATTGACTGCAAGATTCTGCAAGAACAAGCTCTTACCTGCTCCTGATCCACCTGCAAAGATGTTTAGTTCTCCTCGGTTGAATCCGCCGAATAGTTTCTTGTCTAAGTTATTCCAGCCAGTGCTAATCTGTCCGTTGTTGTCCTTGAGGGCCATAAGTCTTCCCTTTGGATCCTCGAAGTAGTCTGTACCAAGATCTCTTGTGAGTCCCACGTTGACTGCATCCTTGACCATGTCCTCAACCGGACCATAGTCACCCTTCTCGAGAAGATCAGCGGATGAAAGAATTGCTTGTTCCAGTGCCTTGTGTCTTGAGAATGTTTCGAATTCATCCAACAACCAATTGAAATGACTTGGATCTAAATCTTTTGCCGATTTAAGTTTTATATCATGCTTTGCATTGACCTGTTCAACATCAGGCATCAACTTGTATTCTTCCATGTAGTCTTTGACGAACTTGGCGATGGGTTGCAGTTTACGATCAAATGACTCTGGTTTGAATATGTTCTGTGCCCGTGCGAATGATTCCGCATCTGCTAGGAGCATCTCTATGTATAGTTTCTGTACGTCAAATGTGTATTCAGCCATTATTTCTTTCCACACTGTATTTTACAACAATCATGAGCAGATGTAAATTGTTTTGTTGATTCAAAGAAATCTTTTACGTCATTTTTATCCAAAATACCGTCTATTGTGTTGTCTGCTATGTTTAATTTGTTCTGTTTTGGTGAAAACAGACTTTTGTACTTGTATCGGTAAGTTCCTATCCAACAGCAAGGATAAAAGTCTCCTTCTGCATCTATGTATAGTAATTGGCTTGGTTTGTTGTCAACAAGGCACGCAGGTTTCATGTCAGTTTTGAAACTTGGATCAATAAGAACTTTTTGTTGCAGTTGATAATGTGTGTCAACAAATTCTCTGTCAGGCATCAGATCTTTTTTGCCCAACCATCTGTCACTGTGTTCCAATCGGAAATGATCAAATTTGAGTTTTACAGACAATTCTTTGGCATTTTTTATTTGATGCTGGTTGTGTTTGAATACAATGTATTTCCAGTGTAGTTTACATTTACGTTCAGCAAAAACTTCTATGGCATCCATTATTGAATTCCATTTAGCATTTTTTCTGTATATGTGATTAGTGTCTTCTAGTCCGTCTATTGAAAAAATTAATGTGTCATCATTATCTAGGATGTTGTTTAACTTTTGCCACCATGCTTTTGTCTTTGCAGAACCATTTGTCGTAATTGTGATTTTACAATTATTATGCTTCAGTCTTGAACATAGTTCATGAAATTCAGAATGATATATTGGATCGCCGTTGTTCCCACACATGAAAATATCCGCGTTTACCCCTACAAAGTTAACAAGATGTTCGGTGTTGATCTCATGCAAGTTTCTTTTTTTAAATGTTTCGTAGAACCAAGTCCTATCACACAACGGGCACTCTAGTGTGCATTTACTTGTTGGTTCTATGTGAAAACTAACCATACATTTTCCTTTTTAAATCTATCTTCAGTTTATTGGATTCTGCTGTCTTCAGTATAGATTGTATTACAAATAGCCTTCCGTATTTGGCTACGGCATCGGCAACGTCATTTACATCATCTCCCCATATGGGAAAAGCCACACTCCATCCAAAATCTTTTGCTTGTCCTATCAGTTTCTCTCCAGGAGCATCTCTGTCTGGCACTACAATAACTTGCCTGCCTAGACCATTGATCAACTCTCGCTGTGTATCATTTATCTCTGAACCTAGTATGCTCACACCAGAAACGGAGATTGCATCAAATGGTCCTTCCGTGACTATAACAAATTTCCTTGTCCAGTCCTGCACGTCCATGTTGAACACATACCCTGGCCATACGTCTGTGTAATACTTCACCCCCTCCGACTCCTCGAACATCCTACCTGTAAATCCCACAATCTCACCTCTCCAGTAGAAAGGTATCAGTAATCTCTGGTGGATGTCCCATGTCTTGTCTGGTGAGTACATGAAGTCGTACCAGTCAGCACCTATGCCCCTGCCTTCTAAATACTTTAACAATCTATCTATCTTCTTCCATTGTGGTTCGGTAAGATCATTGCCCACATACTTCTCTAACCACACGTCCAGTTTGTGCGTGTTCTTGGGCAAATTCTTGTTCTTGAATGACACGAATTTCTTCTTCTCGTACTTCACATCACCCTCTTCCTCACGCATGGCCTCTATGGCCAACTTACGTATGGTGTCCTCGGGTATTCCTATGTAACTCATGAACTGCCTCATCTTGTATGACAGTTTGCGACCAATCACGTAACTGGTCTTGAAGCCACAGTTGAAGCAGTGATAACTGACTGTGCCATCAGCACTGGTCATCAATCCTCCACGTTTCTTCTTGTCAGCGGTCTCACCGTTGTACACACAGCAAGGTGCGTTGAAACTGATCCAGCCGCTTGGGGTCTTCTTTCTGTTCGCAGGAAGACTAGTCAGAATTGTATTCTGTATAAGATTCATAATCTATACTATTTTACTGCCTATATAGGATTTTGTCAATCACACCAGTGTTACCAGTGTCGTTGCCCCAACTGAATCTCACGCTGTGATACACACCCGTGAAGTTGAAGTTGGTAACTGTTGTAGAACTTGTGAAAGAGTTTGCTGTCGATCCTGCACCTTCCATGGTAATATCAAAGTAATCGGTGTTGCTGGGTGAAGCACTCATTGTTCCTTGCACTCTCAATGCACCTGAGAAATTTTTTGTGTACACAGCGATAGTGTGTAACGCCTTGTTGTTGTTGATACCAGGTTTGGAATCTATTGATCCTGATGTGTATGCTAACGGGCCTCCTGATGCTGTGAAACTTGATACACTAGTACTTGCAACAAATTCTGGATATGCACCATCTAACAGTTCAATTGTGCCGGCGGCCGCATAACCTGTGTCTGCGTATGTGATCTCTCTGCTACCATCTGATTTCACTTCTCTTACTGAGAAATTGTAGAACTTGGCATGTAGAGGCAACAGGTCGCCTTCTGTGATAGTGCAACTAGCATCACCCTTAGTGCTAACTGTGGATCCGTCGTCGAGTATGGTCAGTGTCTTTGTGAGAACTGCTTTCTTGCTCTCAGAATCGATCATGTTGAACTCGTAAGTCTTTGATGTGATGTCCTGTGCTTTCTGATCCTCGTTTTTGAACGTGAATGAGATCGGGTTTGACACCCCTCTGTGCAGTGTTAGGCGTCTATCGTACACTTTTGAGTTCCTCCCGTGATAACCACTTACGTAGGCTATTACCAACTGATTTATTAAATACCTTTGTACTGTTTGCATAATACATATTTAACAGTATTTATAGATATAGAATGAACGAGATTTTTAACACATTGAGGGACAAGTTCCCATTCCTAAGCCTGATAAGAAAGGGCGATCTGGAGTATGTGGGCATAGTGCAGAATGAGGACACCAACGTGATCAGTTTCTATGATTATGGTAGACTTATGATGCCACAGGACAAGATGAAGTTCCTGAAATGTGGTGAGACTTGGTGGCATGAATCTAATCGTAAATTACCAATCAACATATTCCTCAAGGGTGAATTCAGATATTTCCGTTCAACTTTGGTCACACTCAACTCCAAAGATATCGAGATAGTACATGGTCCAACTGTTAGACTTTCTGATATTTCAAAGAAACGTGTAAAGCGAAGAACTATACAACTAGTTCGAAGACCTACTTAATAGCAGTCAAAAAAAAAGACCGCTGTCTGCGATCCCATCTAATTTTGATACCACGCTCTCCCCAGAGCTCTTGCCAGTAGGGCAGTTCTTGTTTGATCCAACGGGCATCTAGTTGTTCCTCTTTGTTTAGTACTTTCCATGTGTTCTTGGCTTTGGTCCTCCAGTAGTTCGTGAGGAACTTGGACAACGACACGACCGAGAACGGTCCATCATTGGATAGGTCTACTACAGTGGGTTTGGATTTTTTAGTGAGTTTTTTATTTGTCTTGTTGTACACTAAAGTTATATTTATCTTTAAGGATCAGATTCATTTGTACCACTATGGCTTGTGCATATGCCACAGCGTGTGACTTCTTGAAGAAATACGATCCGTCTGTGGGTTTGAGCCACACTTCCTTCATTACGTCCACCCAGTCCTTGTGCATGAGATGTCTCTTCGCAGGACGTATTATGGCCAACACGGCCGCAAGTTGTTCTATGGTCTTTGGTTCCAACTTGGACACTATGTTGAAATGACCATTTAGATGGAAAAGGTTTTTCACTATCTTTGGATCTTTCAACATATCCCAGTCGGGCTCTTGTATCATTAGTTCCACAAGTTCCTGTTCGGATCTTACATCTTTGTAGATGTTAACATTCAAACAATCTATCTTGAAGTATCCTCTGTCTTCGGCCTGCTTGTAATCCAGTGAAGCATGTCCTGTCACAGGATGTTCTGGCACTGCATGGAAGTACACACCAGTCTTATGCTTCTCTGACTTGCCATCTTTGATCATGGAAGCAGGTGTGTGTTTGAAAAGTTTTAGTGTATTATCTCTGTCAAAGAAATCTATATCTACATCAGGCATTAGTGCATACTCCCTCTGCCTTTTTGGGCATGGTTTATCATTTTATCACGTGCACCTGGTTGCAATACTTCTAGAACATCTAACAATTTCTTATATCCTTCCGACGCTATCATTTTCCTATTCACATCTGGCATGACCACTCTTCCTATTGATCCATCCTCTTTGATTATCACTGCACAGTCGCCGTCATCAAATTGTAAGTTGTCAGAAACTTCTAAATCGATCTTAGACAATCTTGGCCTCCCTTGCTGTGTCCTGTACCAGCATGTGATCAGCAGGATAGCTCTTCAACTTGCTTGGCCAGAAACTTGTGTTTATAAATTTTTCTATCATTTGTAGTTGTTCGTCGTTAAATGATTTTAACATCCTTTTGCCTGCGTTGCAACCTAGCAACAGCCATGGACTTATTTTTCCTTGCTGTATGTGTTGCACTGCCCTGTTGGTGTTGACAAGTCTAAAGTAGTCACTCCATTGTGCGTTCTGTTCAGTTGCCCAGTCCATCATTGTTGCGATACTCCTCTGTAGTGCGGCCTCCACGGGTTCCGATTTTAGTGCTTCAATGAGATACGTTTCGTATAAATCATCCCTGGACCAGTGATCAAGTTTGATCTTTGATTTCAGTACAAACTCTATGTACTTCTCTGGATACAACGGATTGATATGCATAATGAAACGACCAAACTTAACAAAGGCGTTGTAGTACGGACTCTTGACGAAATCGTCGTATGTTTTTTCTTTTGAGTTGTGTTGATGTATTTGGTAGAATCTCTGGAACACCATGAACGCATTTACTACCCACTTCTCATCTCTTTGCAGATATCTACGTTTTGGTTCACACAAGTGTACCTGTAGTGTACGCTCCTTAGTAAACTCCTTGCCACAGTATGTGCATTTATTTGTCGACGCCATGTGCTTCTATTAGTTCCTCTAGTTCTCTGTCTGTTATTACTTTGTCCAATGTCTCTAGGTCCGCTTCCTTCCACGTTGGATATATCTGTTGCAGTTTCTTCAGACTCTTGTTCGGAACACGCTTCATTGGTTTGATCCATTGATGGAATTGTGTTGTCTCTGCACCACACATGGCGGTCAGTATCCATAACAGTTTCTTGTGTTTGCCCAATGTGAAGCAGTGCTTGTTCACACACTCGTTGACCATCTCTATGTAGTGTTCTATGTAAAACGGATCCTTGGACGATACGTTGGAAACATATCTCATCAACATGTATGGTGAGTACAAAGATTTCTCCTTGTCGTCTATCCTGTCAAAGTAGTCCTTGTTTCTGAAGTCCACGGCTTTCAACCCGTTCCTTAGATCAAAGAATTTTCTATTTTTTTCTGCTGGCATATTTTAGTGCGAACATTGTACAATCTTTCGCTGTTGCAAATGTTAATTTTAGTTTCTTATCCTTGTGTTGTAAACCTGAAAATTGGAATTTGTGTTTCTTCATGAAATCAAAGAAATTGTACATCCAGTCTTCATCCATCCACACTGCAATCTTGTTGCTGGTTATCAGGATCGGTGCATCAATTGTGATTGATTTTCTACCAGACGGAGCCATAGTCCACCTGTTCACACTGTCTCGATATATCCTTGACAAAGTAGGCACACATGGGTTTTGGACCATTCTGTAACGGAACCGCTAACATCTGTCCTGATTTGATCTTTGGGAAATACCATTTCACTTCTGTGTATATGTCTACCACATCTATGGGATAAAAATCAGGTTTGGGACTTGATAACGGATTGAATGTAAATGCATCAAATCCTCTGTCGTTGAGACTTGTGATGGGTAACACATGCATCTCAGATTGTCCTGCTTCACCTATCAACATCTTCCAATCTAATGGCATCTTTATTTTGCGAGGACCGATCTCTAACACTGCCGCTGGAGCATTGAAGCTCTCAAGGAATATCAAAGGTATGTAAAAGAAGTCTGGATTCTCAGGATCTGAATTGTCGAGTACGGCGAATCTCAAATTCTCATCAACCCATTCAGGTATCTTTTCCAACTTGTATGTTCTGTTATCCAGTGTAAGGATTTTCATAATTTATCTTTTCTATATTATACGGGTAATTGGCCTCTTTGTAAAACTTTTTCCTTGCCCCCAGGTGTCTTTTCGCGAACTTGCAACTACTGGTAATGTCCCAGATCTGCACACTGTCCTTGTCTTCTGCTTTCCTGATCCCACGTCCTATGCTCTGTATCACCCTCACGAACGACTTGCCCGGTTCTATGAGAACAAGATTAAAAATCCTAGGAATATTAATGCCAACAGCGGCAACTCCATATGTGGCGATAATAACTTTATTCGTTGCAGTAGATATTTCATCATATTGTTCCTTCCTGTCTGTGTTTTTGGTTGATCCGGACACAAACACCGCATCCTCGATCTGCTCTTCTAAAATCTCACCTGCAGATATCCTGTCCACGAGTATCAGTGTGTTGCCTGAACTTGATATGTCTTTAATCGTATTCGCTACCCATTTCATCCTGGTTTTGTCTGTGGTCAGCCATTTCAGTTCTTCACTGTATGTTTTGAATTGTGGATGGTCTTGTGTCTGTAGAACATTTACATGACAGTTTGCTAACACACCCTTGTCTTGCAGTTCACTGGCCTGTATTCTGTTGGACACATCACCTATGCTACATTTCAACCCCATGAATTCGTAGTCTGCCTTCGGTACAGTACCCGTCAGTCCCCATCGTATTCCACAGTGTGCGAATGGACCGGTCAGTAATCTTTTCAGCACATCTGCTTTGGCCATGTGCACCTCATCAATTATCACTGTGTTGATTCCTTGTATGGCTTCAAGGAAATCTGTTGTGTGTTCGTCTTTGCTTTTCTTTTCTAATACGTTCAGTGACTGCCATGTTGCTATCGTGTTGAACCGGCCAAGCTCTTTCCTGTCACCGTAGTACACACCAACATCTAAGTTACAAGCAAGGAAGTCCTCTTCTGTCTGTGTCACAAGACTCTTGTTTGGAACAATGGTCAGTGTACGACCATACGGTTCAACTAGTTGGCATAATGCCGCTGTAATGATTGTCTTGCCTGCTCCGGTGGCTATCTCTTGTATGCTTTGTGGATGTTCTATGAACTTGTTAATTGTTTCCACTTGATAGTCTCTCAACACTATTGGCTGGCCTGCCGCTGGATGATTTTCTGGCCACGTTATGTGTGATAGATAATTTTTGTCTACTTGTTTGAATTCAAAGTTGTGTTGCTCTCTTTTATCCTCAACATCTATGTACACACCGCCCTCGTCTAGTATGGGAAGTATTTGGTCAACTAGGTTTAGATATGTGGTTCCTCCGAGTCCGAAGAAACTTACTTTGCCATCCCATCTACCTAACTTGACTGCTGGCAGATGTCTTGCATATGGTATCTCGTATTTGAATTTGTTTGATAATCTCTTGCGCCATTCGAGACTTAGGTTCTCAAACTTTACATTTACTTCATCTTTTATTACTAATTTACAACTGCTCATATTTAAAGTTTTACTATAACGTGATCATGCCAATCCCAATTACTCGGTTGGTGATCACTATAATACAACTTTTTTGGAAGATTTTCAAGCATTCTTTTGAGGTTGTCTGTACCCGTGGCATAATAACCACCGCCCAGTGCGACCAATGATGCCTTTGGTTTTACCTTGCTCTTGATCAATGCTCTTGGTATCCTGTTTCTCACAAATATAATTTTTGTTTGTTCATTGATTAATTTGAACTGTTTGCTCATTTGATGTAACTCGTATAGGTTCTCAAAGAACTCTTTTGATTTTTGATTATCTAGGAGATATGTTCTTTCGCTTTTGAAACGTTCCAGGTCCTTCTTATAGATAGGCTCTTTCACATCAAACCCCCAACTACATTCATTCAACAGATCAACACCGTGTGCCTTGAATGCATTCATCCATTCCCAGAATTCTCTTACATCATCTTCCATGTGTATGTCACCACTTACGGGCATTATCAATGGAAAGCAATCCAATTCTATCAGTCCTTTGACAACTTCATTCTTGCTGAATCCTTTTGAGTCTATCCATAACTTGTGGTAATTGTTGTGTGCTATCTTGTGACCTATCATGGTCTCTGCTGATACATCTATTCCTTTTGTGGATATATTGAAGTTCTTCAGGGAGTCTACTTGTGTCAGTGCCGTTTTGTTTTTAAAGTTTTCATTCCAATATTCCTGTAGTGATTCAGGAGCATTATCTAATAAAACTTCACCAGCGACCAATCGTGCTGTGGGTTTACGATGTCCTATGACTTGTTTTTTTATCTCTTCGTAATCGTCCAGCAGACTTTCGTCCATGAATTTGAAATCATATCTCACTGCAATCAATGTCAGGTAGTAGGCAGTGACATCGCTGTGTTGGAAGGTCCACTTTTTTTTCTCACCGTCATACAGTGCATACATTCCAGGCAAGTCACGTTTGTCTTTCATGCAACGTATCAGTTGTATCACTTTCTTGTTGTAAGGGAATCTCATCTCTATTCTGTTAATATTATCATCGTCGGTGTATTTCTCTATAACTTTGTCAAAACTGATTACCCGGAAGTCGTCATCATACACAGGCGTATCTAGTAATTTTTTAATGTCCATGCCGTGTGCTTGGAACTTGGTCAGGTATCTTTTAAGAATTACCAGTGCTAGTCTGGCCTGTTTTTCTGTCCATGCATACTGTGATTCTGCCAGTGATCTCACTGTGTCGTAGTCCTTGGGGTGTGGCTTGATTGCGGCCGTATTTCCTATTTTTGATGGATCAAACCAAAAATAATCATTATATGCTAGTATTTTAAGTGCTTCGTTAATTGTTTTTGGCAAATCTGTGTGCATATTGTCCATGGTATTTTAGATAATTATTAATAGTATAACATAATTGGTAAAACTGTCAACCATGAAAAAAGTAAAGAACAAAGCGGTAAATGTTAAAAAACAACTTAAAGTTAAGTTGGAAAATACTGCGACTAGATATAAGAATAAAAATGGATTCAGGCCAACAGAGCAACAAGCATTTCAGTGGTTTAGATACATCAATCGTGCATTGTTTAATAGTAGATTACCAATGGTGCCTTTGCATATAAGAAAATTGCACAAGGATTGGGGTAGGTGTGTTGCAAATTGGGACAACAGAAAAACACCCAAAGGCAAGTGTGACCAACGTGTGATCCCGTATCATGTTGATGTAGAATTTTATATTGAATTACATTGTAAATTTCCAAAATGGAAAGACTTTATTGAAACATTGGCACATGAAATGGTTCACCTTTATCAAATGACTTGGATACAAGACCCATATGCAAACCATAATAAAAACTTTTTTGCCTGGAAAAACAAATTTAGAATTGCCGGCCTCGGCCTATCTAGGTGTTAAAACTTTTTCAAACTCAGTGTAACTTATAACTTTACTGTTACCCAAATCTGTACCTGTCTGCAGATAGTTCAAATATTCCGGTGGATTATCATGCACTACAGTGTAGTTCACATAAGGTCTCATCTTCAACATATCGCGAAACTGTTTCAACCATCCATCAAATATATTATCATCATTACGTTCGCCATAATTGTCGGTGTTTTGGTAAATGTTGTTTAGCTCTCCCTTGCCGTACTCCCTGAAGTCATATCCTATGAGATAGATGTTCCGGTGCCCATGCACCCCTGCAGTCCAGAATGCGACATTGCCCGATATCCAGTTTGGATTGTTAGGTATGAGGTGTATCATCCCTTTGCTCTCTTTCCTATTTGCCTGTAAGGCCGGAGCGTAGTGTACGGCCTTCAACCCAACCTCGTCCTCTACCATTTTCATTGACATGTTGGTGTCTACGGAAAATATGAAGTCGGGTATGAAATCCCTGTACAATGCATTACATCCGTAAGTCTGTCCTGTGGCTTTAAGTTTGCGTAGATCAAACCCTTTACGTGAAGGCCCATTCCCTATGCAGTAGGCATTGCCCTGTGGAACTGCTTTTACCCGATCCTCGAAGAAAGCAGTCTCTTGTATCTTTTTACCTTTACGTATGATGAGGTTTGTGTTTACAATCTCTCCATCGTATGGCTTCCATTTGATTTCTGAGATTGTACTCATAGATAATTTGTAATAATTCTATTTTTGATTCTCTGCCATGGTAATCCTTTTTCTATCTCATCTTCAAACCATTCGGTGTATGACAACTTGTTTGCCCACTCTTGTCTATCGGGCATTTTAGGATCATTGATGTTGGCTAGAGAATGATTGCCAACGTCATGGCACAGGCTATCCTCAGATACAAACACAGGTATACCGTTGATCACAGCCTCTATCGCAGGATTAGAACTATGATTTATCACAGCCCAAGCGTCCTCTAGTGTGTCTTTGAAGTTTGTGTCATCTATGGTGTTACTGTCCATTACAGGACTTGTTATGCTTACATTTTTATATTTTTTAAAATTAAAACTTATAGGATTCCTAGGGTGGGGTCGAACTTGTATAGGTCTGCTAGTGTGTTTTCTAATTTCATTTATTTGTTGTTCAAACCAAATGTTCATACCAGGCATACCGTTCCATTGTTCAGAAGCATCGTGTTGTCCCAAGATGAGTATGTTGTCTCCTGTCTGTTTCCATGGCTTGAATACATGATTGAACAATGGCCATCTGGTATTGTCCACATCTTGATTGGCAAAATCTGCTTTCCTGTTCACACCGTTGATTGCAATCTTAAAACTTTTGTTCCTTCTTATTCCGCCCACTTCTAGCACTATCACTGGCTTATTTGCTTGTCTGTATCTTTGCCAAATCTGTTTGTAGTTTCGCATCCTGCCTCGCCACAGCACACTCCAGATCACTGCTACGTCACCGTTGGTTTCCTTGTCGACATGTACTTCGTCTCCCAAGTCCTGCATGGACTTTATGAATTTTGCGAAGATGTCTTTGCTGTTCAATGGGCCATGCATGGGCCATGCTTCTATCCTCATCAGTTGCCCTGCTTTCCTTTGGCAACCTTGCTCACTATGTCGTCTGCCTGCTTGGGATCAAACTTCACACCACTGAACGGATCGTAGTTCTCCACGTTCTTCCAGTAGTCCTCGTTCCTGTCTCCACGTAGGTCACTCTTGCTACTTTTACCTTGCACTTTCCTTTTGCCTTTCATATGATCCACGTATGCTCCTAACACGCTGTTGATGAACACATGATGTCCTTTGGCACCTGCACCTTTGCCTATGTCCACCCCGTCGTTGGGTGCCACACGTTTGACACATTGCCAGAACAGGTAACTGTCATGCCATTCCAACTCTTTGAATATGGTGTCCTTGATGTAAAGGTCTGTCCAGTACTGCATGAATTCTGTAATTTTTGGATGCTTCTTGTTGTAGCACACCCACCCACATTCTGGATATTTTTCACCCCTCCCTAAGAAGTTCACGAGCTTATCTTCGGGTAGTAGCCCAGTAACAAACTCTATTGTGATTGGTCTGAATGTGTATGTGTCGGCATCTAACCATAAAACATAATCTGTGTCAATTGTTTTAATTGCGTGATCCACTGTAAAGGTCTTGTGTGCGAATCTCACAGCGTCCCATAGGTAAGATCCTTTGCCCCTGTCATTTTTCCCTGCGTTGGGATCTCTCCGCACACCGCCCGGTATTTCATCCACTTCACCGTTGGCCACAGGATCGTCCTTGTGTCTCTGCTTGAATTTTATTAATTCAGGATTGGCATCTTCTATGTTGATAAATTTGATCTTTGGATGTTCTAGTGTTGGTTTCTGGCCTTCGTAATATGCATACAGGGTAACATTGTCGGGCCAAAATTGAATATGGCTCTCCAACATCCTTTTAGCATATGCTGTCCATCTGTTTGGCGGGAAAGTTGTTACTACTGCTAGTGTGGGCATAACTTTATTTAATTTGATATTTTTCCTTCCAGTTTTTTACTTGCCACTCCGGCATCAAACGTTTGCCTGCTTTCTGTGACCTTCCTTGTAAGTGAAGCCTTTCCTTGCCTATCTCTTGGTCGTAGACACTGGTCAAGTGGTCACTAACATTATCCATCAACCAATACCCGATCGGTACTGTCCATCCTGTTTTTTCTTTGTTGACGATGTATCCAGGTAAAAATTTTTCGTATGCTTTCTTTACCATATCTTTGGTGCTGTTTTTAAACTTGTGTTTTGTTTTGATGTTCAAGCAATACTGCATGAATTTTTTTGATGCCAAAGGGAATCTACCCTCCATTCCGTAAGCCATGCCATAGTAATCGTTTCGTGCGAAAAATAACTCTGGGACCTGTGCAACACAGTCCAATGCCATGTATGATGCAGTTGGGTCTGCCGGATTCCACAGTTCGTCACTGTAACATTTTTCAAGTTCGTCTAGGATTGTCTCGTCATTGATTGGTTGCTCTGTCAACACATAACTGCCTTTTTTAACCCTTTCTAGCCATAGTTGTAAAAGTTCTCTCCAGGAGTTTGGTTTGTTTACACTATTATATAAGTTTTTGTATTTTGGGTATCCACCAAACAGTTCGTCACCCATGTCTCCTGCCAACGTAACTACTATGTCATTATCTGCTAGATACTTGTTCGTGTAGCAGTACATTGGATTGCTTGGATTGTAGTTTGGCTGTTCCATGTACCATACACTATCTTCCCACGCTGATAGATATTCGGACGGTGATATAACAACATCATGATGATTAAAATTTTGTTCGGATGCAAACCTTTTTGCTACTTTTGAATCGCTGTTGAAATCTTCATCTGCCCGTACTTCCGGGGTAATTCTGTTTGTGAAAGTGTTTACACTGTTTGTTAGTTGTTGTAGTTCATAGGCCACAACAGAAGAATCTAAACCACCACTCAAGAACACTCCAATTTTCCTTTGCCCTATGGCACACTGCCTTACTGTCTGAGCAAACATTTCTTTGAGTTCATTTTTTGAGTAATCTTTATCAGCATTCGGTTTAATGTATATTCTTTGGGCACAGTTCAAAGTTCTCATTTTTAAATCATACACAATGGTTTCGCCTGGCAAAACTTTTTTGATATTTGTGAACATGGTGTTTCTCAACGGATTTGTGCCGGTCCGGGTCATCATACTACAGGCAAGGTTATCAAGTGTTCGGGCGTTGGGAACAATGTCGAGCATGCCTTTCAGTTCTGATGCAAACACAAGGCCTTTGTCTATTTCTGCGTAGTATAATGGTTTAATGCCCGCATGATCCCTGCTCAGGGTAATTGTGTTTCTTTGCAGGTCGTAATAGGCAAAGCCATGCATGGAATCGATCTCATTGATAAAATTTATTCCGTGTTCGTCCAGTCCCCATGCTAACAGTTCTGTGTCGCACCCTGTAGAATTTGTAAAATTTTTGTATTTTTTAACAAGTTCGTTGTAATTAAAAATTTCTCCATTGTACACAAGCCTATTGCCTTTTGGGGTCTCCCATGGCTGTTGAGATTTGTTTGGCTCGGCCATTATGCTCAGTAGATTATGACCAAGGGTAACATGGTCAGATGTCCATATGTCTGATCCGTCGGGCCCTCTGTGTTTACATATTTCGATATATTGTTTTATAAATTCGGGATCTTTGTCCGTGATACCGTATATGCCGCACATTACAGACCCAGTTTTGATTTGAACCTTTTGTAAACTGTGCCGTCTCTTATCTCTTGTATGCTCCACAGTTTATATCCTAGGTCGTATGCCCACTGTGTCCTGTCTGGCCTCTTGGGTGTTTCTATATCGTTAAGATCCTTGTTACACACTTCCCAACACAGTGCAAGATCTGATGTGCAAAAAGTTGGTATTCCCCTTATGCAACTGTCAACACTGGCAGTGGAGTTGTGCGTAACCACAGCGTGTGCATTCGCGATCGCTTCCTGGAAATGGAATCTGTAAAACTTCTTTTCATCTCCCGCAAAATGTTGATGTGTGTACTGAAGTTCAACATCATCTGGAAAGTCATCCTTTCGTGCGACAATGGATGCGACATGGTTTGGATGCGGACGGACTATGAACTTCCTATCAGTGGCAGGTCTAAGCCTTTCATAAACTTTGTTAAACCATTCTATGGGATCCAACTCGTTCATGCTCCAGTTGTCTTTTGGTTGCAGTACGAATATTACAGGATCGTCTTGATCAGACTTCCTCCATGGTTCATACTTAACTTTGAATTTTTTCACCATCATTTCCCAACGATCGCTTGGACTGTTGTCAGATAGAAAGTTACCGTCGTTCATGGGTGTGTACAAAGACACCCTGAAATGATGATCAGGTGATGTTGACACATTACCAAAACTAGATAAAAGTCCTCCGTCAAATGTTATCAATGGAATTTTCTTTTCTCTACAATTATTGGCAAGTTCCCTACGTCTGCCTTTGGTGTGATGCATCTGCTTGTCGCCACCATATCCAAACATGGCCGCCATGGGTGCAGTAGGAGTCATCTCGCCTTCTACAGTTGGTCCGGACCTGTTCTCATTGACTATGACCGCTTCATCGCCCGCGGCCTCTATGCCTTCCTTGAGATGGTAAAGCAACTCGTAACTGTTGCCACGTTTACGATCCTTCACTGTCCTTCTAAATATCTCAACTTTCATTTAACATCCTCCACGCTGTTCCGTTGGCCATTTCTTGTAGTGTCCAATTATTATACGCTAGACTTGAAAATAATGCAATCCTGTCTCCGTATTTAGGTGTTTCTATTTTTGTGAAATCTGTTTCAGATATGGGTGCGGCCGCACTGTTCTCTGGATCACAGAACACAGGTACTCCGTTAGTCAAACTGGCCACCATGGTGTTGGAGTTGTAGGTCACTGTTGCATGGTAATCGCCCCAATTGATATTGCCCTTGTGTACAGTTGGCCTGTCCACTTTTACCGTTGCACCAACATGATCAATTTCAATTGTTGGATTGTATGGTTTTTCCCTTACGTCTATTTCTCTGTCAGTGTTCTGTTTAAGGATCTTCACTGTGTTGTCCAACCAGTCGGTGGCATCAAAGAAGTTCGCTATTGCATTGGTGGGTGGCAGGACAAGAATTTTCTTACCCTTGTTCCATGGTTTAATATCTCTTTTGAAATGTTTCTCATACCTGTCTGTGGGTCTCTGTTGTAATATATTCTGACAGTGTTTGTTCTTGGTTATACGTAACCAGTGTGGACTGTCATGTGCATTTGTAAAATATCCGTGATCCATGAAATAAAAATCTCTTTTATCCTTCTCACACCATTTATACACTTCACCAGATCCTGCCAGTATGCCGTACATGGTCAGATTTTCTTTTGGTAACCCTTTCAGGTCACGAAACTGATAAATCCTTCCCTTGCCCGAACCATTAACAAAGGCATCTACATACCGTTGTGTACGTGGTTTGGTTGTGTGTATACCTGACAGCATTACTTCCTGTTTTCCTTTACTTCAAACATTTTACATTTCGCGGCTCTGTTAAATTCAGCAATTATATTAACGCTCCTTCTGTGTAGCACGGCATCTTTTCTAGAGGATACACTGTGTACACACCTTGTTGAATTGTTGCAAAATACAACTAATGTGTTGGGTTTATAAGGAACTGTCTTGACAACTTTTCCTGCTTTTTCATTTACTTCTCTTCCGCCGTTTTTATTCACTTCCAAAATGTTATCATGTGTTTCGTGTATTTGAAAGTCACCACCGGTGCTCTTATCATCCATGTAAGGCATGTAAAGTAAGGCCGCGTATATCTCCCTAGGGTTGTCTATGTGTGCAGTCCTTGAACTGAAGTCGATGGGCTTGTGCATCACTGTCTGACAGTCGGTTCCTATCTTGTCATTGCCTGTGTCCCAGCCTCTTGGACTCAACGTAAGGTCGTCGACATGTGGGACCAACTCGCCAAACACTTTTGTCATTTCCTTATAAAACTCAATAGAAGTGTGATACTCGGTAAATTTTTTCCATAGATTGGATACTTTTCCCGGCTTCAACATCTCATCTGCTTTCAACCTGTAACATATACCCGAATCAAATGGCTCGGTGGACAGCAGTTGTTGTTCCGGCCATTCCTTCTCAAGTTGTTCGTACACATCTTGGGGTAGTGCGTCCTCGATCACGAAATGTGGATAAGGCTCTAGTACAAGTTCAGGTTTCTTTTGTAACACTGATAGGTTCATTCTAAGTGCTCCATGATTTCGGGTATGTTAATTTTAAATTTTATCATGTCACTGAATCTTTTAATGCCTTTGGGTTTTTTCCCATTTTCTTTAGGGATTGGCACCACATCTGCTAGATATAATTTATGTTCTAGATTTAGATTGTGTGACAGCAATGGGTAAACCTTTTTGTGTATTTCGCTTTTTTGATTTATCTCTAATACTTTGGTTCCGGGCTGGCACCATAACAAATTAGTGAGGCCTGCACCATGTGCCGCCACCACGTGTGAAGCCTCGGCGAATGTTTTTATTTGTTCTCGGATGGACATTTTCTCCAATACCACAGTCTCCCATCCTTTGAGGTTCAATAGCAATTCGTCAGAGTTTTGTATTCTTCTAGTGACAGCACCTGGTCTCAGTACGACTATTTTCCGATGGGGTTTGATTCCTTTGATATTAGCCAATCCTTTGAAATGTCGTAACCACGGGGCAAGAGCCGGCGTTGTTATACCATCTCTCACATTACTCATGCTGGGCACTATGAGATGTTTGAATTGCCATGTCTCACCTTTTTTCATTACGACTATCTTGACGTTTGGGAAAAGTTCTTTGCATACCTTTTCAAAATACGGACTGTGATTTGCCAATATAAAACAGTACCTACTGAAGTTCGTTGACCATCTTTTCTCTAACAACCTGAACTTAGATATGACATCAATCCAGATGTGCCATGGATTACTTTTGCTGTCATCGTCCACAGGTAGCCATACGTAGGTGTCTTTCTCATGGAAAAATTGAGTAGCAGGTGGTAGATCTAAATCTACGTTGTCATCCCATTCGGTCCAGAGCTTGTGGCTCTTGTGTGGCTTGTGTCTGCTCTTGTGCGTCAGTTTCCACACGTGTTCTGTGATTAACTTATTTTCCCTAGTCAACAACAATGGGCACGTATGCACTCTACAATTATGAAACTCCGCTACAAATGTTGGTAAACTTGTGAAGTGCGGATCAATCGCTGGATGGTACGGTACTGTGTAGTCGTACTCGGGGTCTACTGTTTCCCAACGATTCAGGAAATACTTCAGCGAGTTTATGTTTTTTGCTAACATTTAATTAATAATTATGTTATAATACACTACTATGTTTTTATTTTCAAATGGTTGCAGTTTTCTTACAAGTCGTCCCAAAGACGGTGTTGACACATTTACCACGAAAATACTTGCAGAAAAATATGACATGCCTTTGGTCAACTTTGCTATGGGCGGCAGAGGAAATGACAGGATTAGTTTCACCACCAAGGTGTGGTTGGAACGTCACAAACGTGATAAGCACTTCGCTGTCATAGGTTGGTCCAGTGCCAGCCGAAATGACTACGTTACCAACGACGGACATAAAAAAGGCAGGATGCCTGGAACTAACCTTACATGGCGTACCTGGAAAACTCTAGACAATGTTGATTTCGTAAGGAAAAACACAGGTTGGGATATTGAAAATAACATGACAATGAGATTCTTGGATAGTGTTTTTGATCTGCAAAACTATTTTGAAAGGAAGAAAATACCATATGTGATGTACAATTCTCTGCCAAATGATTTTGGGTCTGCCATGTTTGATTTCCAAATTATCAAAGACTCCATAAACATGAATAGATTTTTTAGCCCTAATCTCAGTCAATACGAATTTATTTTAGACAAAGGAATGATAAGCAGTAAAAGTGATCCTCATCCATCGGCAGAAGGTCACAGGCAGTGGGCTGAACAACTTATGGAATTTATAGATGCTAACAATCTACGCACCATTTAATAATAAAAATAGCAAAGCATGGGAAGTGTTCAACGGTGTCGAGAAGTCATGGCCTGATCAGATAACAAAATTAGACAACGCAACCGAAACAGATCCTGTAAGCAACAGCATGTTCTGGGGGTTCGTTGGCAACAACAGAGAAATGGTCAAGAAGTCGGAAGCACGTAATCACAACTACTGGTTCACAGACACACCTTACTTTGGAAGATTTGATAACAATAACCTGAAACCTGACAATCATTATTGGCGTGTGTGCAAGAATGCCATTCACGTTCCTTACATTAAAAATTGCAAGGCCGATAGATTTGAAAAGTTTGGAATGAAGATCAAAGCACCAAATTTCGCTGGCAAGTATGTTTTAGTATGTCCTAGTAGCACAGGCATACACAACTACCTTGGTCGACCCAATTGGACAAACGAGACCATAGAGCAGGTAAAGAGATACACGGACAGACCTATCCGACTTCGACACAAGCCTAGGGGGAGGGGTACATCAGGACCAAGTGAAGCGAAAGTACCCCTATCCGAGGACCTCAAGGAGGCCTGGTGTGTGGTAACCAGTTGTTCGATCGCGGCAGTGGAGGCAATGTGTGAGGGAATACCTGTGTTCTGTGATGATAAGAGTTTTGCAGTCGATGTTGGCAACGTTGAACTAGCAGACATTGAGAATCCTTACTACGGCGGGCCAGAACCTTGGTTGTACAGTCTGGCATATCAACAGTTCACACCAGAAGAGATTGAAAATGGCACAGCAGTAGAAATACTGATGGACAAGGGAATACTATGAATATAGAAAAGGTAAACGGTTTATGGGTGCCATCAAATGATATACACTTAGAACAATGGAAGGCAGGCCAACCATTCACCCAAAATAAATGTCTAATGAAGTTCATAGATTACTGCGATAGTCAGAATAAAAAATTTAACACAGTGATCGACATAGGTGCGTGGTGTGGAACATGGACAAAGGCCATTGAACCATATGCAAAAAAAGTGATTGCTTTCGAACCAGACAAGATACATTTTGAATGTTTACAACGTAACTGTACTATCAATTGCGATCCAAGAATGGAGGCCGTTGGTTCAGAAATAAAAGAAATATCATTGACCGAGGACGATTTTACACAGGCAAAAAGAGTCAATAAAGAAGGAAACATCAGGATGATCACACTAGATTATTTGAATTATGAAAAGGTTGACCTGATAAAGATAGATGTTGAAGGATATGAAATGGAAGTGTTGAAAGGTGCAACAAAGACTTTAGAGAGTGTACAGTATCTAATGATAGAATTAAACAACAATACTAAAAAATATGGAAGTAGCAATATTGACATAGAGAAGTATATGGATTCACTAGGATTCAAAGTGTTAATGGAGCATTGGCCAGATAAAGTTTTTTACCGTGTATAACTTAAATTAAATACTCCAAATGAAAATTTTTATCACAGGCGTAGCAGGATTCTTAGGTTCTCATCTAGCAGATTTGATGCTATCAGAAGGTCACACAGTGGCTGGCAATGATAACATGATCGGTGGATACACAGACAATGTCCCACAGAACGTTGAGTTCCATCAAGTGGATTGTTGCGATTTAGAAAACATGACCAAGGCCATGGAAGGCTGTGACATAGTTTATCATACTGCCGCAACGGCATACGAAGGACTGTCAGTATTTTCTCCTGTGCTTGTTACGAGAAATATATTTGAAGCATCGGTAACAACTATTACAGCGGCCATAAGGAACAAAGTCAAACGTATTGTGTATTGTTCAAGTATGGCAAGGTACGGGCATCATGACGAAATGCCGTACAAAGAAACCCACGAGTGTCGTCCCCAGGATCCATACGGTATCGCAAAGAAGGCTGGGGAAGATGTGCTTAAAAATTTATGTGAGACACACGGAGTTGAGTATGTGATCGCTGTGCCACACAACATTGTTGGACCAAGACAGAAGTATGATGACCCTTTTAGAAACGTTATGTCTATCATGTTGAACAGAATGTTACAAGGTAAGCAACCAATCATATACGGAGATGGCAAACAGCAAAGATGTTTCAGTTACATAGATGATTGTTTGTATTGTTTGAATGCACTTGCGTTCCAAGACAACGTAGTTGGTGAAGTAATCAACATAGGCCCAGACGAAGAACCTATAACAATCAATGAGTTAGCAGAAGCCTGTGCAAACGAAACAGGACTTAATTTAGATCCTATACACCACAAAGACAGGCCTAAAGAAGTCAAACTAGCAGTGTGTTCGTCAGACAAAGCAAGAGAATTATTAGGTTACAGTACAGCAACAAACATGCGACAGTCAGTAAAAAAGACAGCAGAGTACATTAGGACTAGAGGCACAAAGAAATTTCAATATCACCTACCATTGGAAATTATTAATGACCAGACCCCAGATACTTGGAAGAAGAAATTGATATGATTTCTTTTTGTTGTCCATCAAGAGGTAGGCCCGAACTAGCAAAACGATTGGTTGACAGTGCAACAGAAACGCAAAAAGGTGATACAGAGTTTCTATTTTATCTAAACGACGACGATGAAAAGTTAGAACAGTATAAAGATTTACTCGACGAAAAACATTATACCATTGGACCAAATCAATCTACTTGTTATAGTTGGAACTTAATGGCTGAGAAGGCATCATACGATATTGTGATGCTTATGGGCGATGACGTGCAAGTAAGAACACAAAATTGGGATAAAATGATTGCTGATGAATTCGATCGTTACGATGACAAAATATTGATGGCGGTACCATATGATGGTAGGGCAAAGAATAAGGATCTAGCAGATGCTCCTACATTATGGGGTGACACGAAATTACCAGCCGCTCACTTTGCCGTGCATAAAAACTGGATTAACACATTAGGATATCTTGCACCTGTATATTTTTGGCATTGGCATGTTGACTCATACACACAAAAAGTGGCACGTAAATTAAACAGATGTCTTTATCTGCCAACGATAGAATTCAAGGCTAAAAAAATATTAGACGATAATGCAGGTAAACAAATACGTAAGAACTTTAATATTTCTGAAAGAGATCAATTTGTATGGACAAAAGTGAGAGACAGGACATTAAATGCAGATGTCAGTGCTTTGAAATCTTTTATAGAATCACGAACTGAATAAGTTTATTAGTTCTTTCTTCCAGTCATCGCTGTACTCACAGTCTCGGTAACCATCAAACCATGGACCACCTTCTGTGTAGTGTAGTATTTTAGGTACACCATCTTTTGGTTCTTTGTACCAGCCTACTAGCCAGTTATATTCTAAAGGTAATGATCCTATTTCGCTATCATCTAGCCAACTGAACCTGTGTAGGAACTTTGGTGATTCTTCGTTGAGTAATTCAGGTGTTAGTATTTTGTTCTTAGGATGTTCACAATTCCATAATACCATGCTTGACCAGTTCTTCCTGGGATATGAAGTTTGCACCTGTCCGTCCATCTTTGTTGTTTCTTTTGGGGTGTAGTCATGTTGTACTACAACAACTGCTTTTGAGTCGTCACAGTATTTCACAAGCTCATGGCTTGGTATCTTCCAAAGGAAATCACAGTCACAGAACACCGCCCATCCCTTGAAGTCGTTCATGTATGGCACGAAGAACCTAGTGAATGTGAACTCAGTTGACGCCAATTTGTCCACATGCCGGGTATACAGTCCTTGGTCTCGCATCTGTTTTTGTTTGAGGGGAATTATTTCTGCTGACGGGTCTCTACGCTTGATCGAATGTTCGCAAACCTGGTATGCTATGTCTTCTCTGCTGTCGTGCCCTACGTAAATTTTCATTTTCTTCCTGAAACTATTTGGTGTATGTCTTTCCAATTACTTACACGTATAATGTCAGGATGATTGAAATCTTGATTGTATGGGTGGTCTATTAATATGGGCTTTAAACCGTATTTGAGCCCGGCTACAGCGTTCTTTGGCTTGTCCTCTACCCAATACAGTCCGGTAGCATGGAACTCCGCCAAAGCACTGTCTTTGTCAGCACCTGTGCCTAGAATATGGTAATTTGTGAAGACATGATCCCCAAACAGTTCTCCCAGTCTTCTCTTACGCAACTGTTGTGCTGGTATGTCAGATGTCTGGGACGTGATCGGTATAAACGTCCACCCCTCGGCCGCCAACAGTTTTACCCAAGTCTGTGACTCCAGTATCGGTCTCTGTGTTCCCATCCAAGCACTCCTGTTGAACTCCCTGATGTGCTTCCTGATCTCGTCTTTGGTCACACCAAAACGTTCTGCCATTTCGTATGTGTTCTGTTTGTCTGGTAGTAGTTTGTGTGGGTGATATCTCGCACCTCTCTCGTCAAACAGTGTTCGTTGCAACATCCATTTAGTGAAGTGGTGTTCCCACTCCAACAGCACACCGTCTACGTCTGTGAGTATTATCCTATTTGATGTCGGCATCTTCCATTCCCGCGACCCTCAGTTTGACGATATTGGTTATCTGCCATTGTTTCTGATCTAAGCCTTTGGTGATGCCCAACCATTGATTCCTTATCAGTGCGAAGTCATTTATAATTTTGTCCATGTCCACGACATCATCTTCGCCGTCCACGTACTTCTCTGCATCTCTGCTTGATAGTGCTCTGTTGTAATTTTCTAAATATTTCCTGAAGGTTTTTGATCTTAATCTACGTAATTCTATGTTTAGGTATTCCAGGATCGCTTCCAGTTGTTGCAGTTGGCTAAATCTTTCTTCCACTATTCCAGGCAATGATGCACTGGCCCTCTCTAGGTTACCGTATATCTTGCACTGCTTTTTAGCCTCGATCAATTCCTTGTCAAAGTATGCCACGCAGTCTGGTATCTTGTCTAGGTTCCTGCTGACTTCGTTGTACCAATTAATCATCTTCGCCGTATCCGTCTGACTCTTCGTCTTCCTCGAACACAGTGTTGACGGCTTCCTCTAGTTTTGGATCAAGCTCTGCAGATCCCTTTAAGACATCGTGCTCCACACCAATATCTTCGAGGGTAGCAATGAAGTCAATAGCCATGTCTAGTTTTTGTCTTTCTGGTACGTAATGCACAATGGAATTCCATAAACGTTCTACGTCTTCATGCTTAAAGTCTATCATTATTCTTTTTTACTCTTTGTCTTTGTTTCTGTTTCGACCTCGATAGGGGCGTCCGTGTCTTCTATTTCTGTAGGTACCTCTTCTTTGAACTCTGCCATTATCATATCTAATTTATCACCTACCCATGCTTTCCTGAATTCAATGTGTTCTTTACCTGTCTTGTCAATGTATTTCAGTCTGTTACCTTGTTGAACTAATAGACCCTTTTTCTCAAACAAGTCTACAAGTCCGCTGTACGGATTCATTCCTGTTTCATACGGAATCTTGACTTGTACACCTTCAAACGGTTTTGCATATCGAGTCTTCATAACTTTACAAGCGGCTCTGATACCCCTCACATCGGTAACTTTATTACCTGCTTCGTCTTCTTTTAATTTAAGTTTCTTCATTGCAACAACAATACTTGATGCATAGATAAATCCTTGTCCACCTGATATCTTGTCATCTGGATCAAACATGTCCTGTGATGCATATGTGTGGTTGGTTGCTATAAGTCCCACGTTCCAACTACCAAACATGTTCACACAGTTTCTCACAAGTGCTGTCAAAGCCTTGGGTTTTCTACCCAGGTCACCTTTCATGTCACCTGCTTCAAACTGATTAACGTCTGTTGGTGTAAGCATCATGCCCAAACTGTCTATGACAAATAGCACTTTAGGTGCACCTTCTTTGTTGTCTGCATGTTGCTCTTTGTAACCTTTCATGAACTCGGAAACAGTTTTTGCCACGTCATCAACCATGGACATGCTTAACTTCAAAAGTTTGTCTTCCGATGTGTCCACTTTCAATGCCTGTAACCATTTCTCGTCTAGTGCGTTCTCTGTGTCGATTAAGATGACAAAGATGCCTTGGTCCTGTGCATTCTTGATTATGTTACCTGATGCTATGTAACTTTTTCCTGCTCCTGATTCGCCTGCAAGTACAGTTACTTTACCTAGCGGAATTCCTTTGTTGAAATCACTGGTCATTAAATAGTTCAATGCGTAATTTCCTGTGCTGATCCAATCTGTGGGATCGCTGAATCCAATACCCAATCCTTGGATTGATTTTGTTATGCTCTTTCTAAATTTTGTTGCGTCGAATACTTTTGTCATTTTATTTTCCTTATAATACTATCCAAAGGATAATCGCTACAATCAACATCCATGCAGGTATTTGTTTGTACAATATCCATTCGACAGCCTTTTGTATTTTCTTTTTCATCTTATTATTATATCTGCTTTGCTCTCTTTTGTCAAATGTTCTATGTTCATAGACTCTATTTTACCAATTGGCAATAAACCAATTCCGTTTTTCTTCTCTTCATGATTGATTTTGTTATCCTTACACCAATCTATAAATTCTTTATCAAAAATATTTTCTTTGTCTGCGAGTGAAATTTGGATGTCAGCACCTATGTAATGATTATTTTTTGTTGCATTGTAATCAACTGGTAAGTTATCTCGCCATAGATCAATATAATTTTTCCCTAGCTCGTTGTATGCTAGATATACTTCGTTTTTTGTTGTATGAAATTGTATTAAATCATACTCATCATCAGTTAGTTTGATTCGTGGCATTATTTCTCTTTTTTTAGTCCACTGTATAGGTAATATGTTTTTGCTTGGTTCATGTTCTAATGCATGTACACAAAAATTTAAATTTCTAATGTCCTCTTTTATATCTTCAGGTGCAATTTTCATAAGTTTAGTAGTATTGTCAAACTCTCCGGATAGTTTTTCAAATGCTATGTGCAAGGTGTTGTACAAGTTTTGGTCATCCCAATCAATTTCCTTTGGTATTTGTATAAAATGCTTTTTTAAAAAACTGTTGATGCTCGTAACAGAATCTAGCAACATGTCTTTGATCTCATCACGTGTACGTAAACCAAAGAACGATCTTACATGGTCTATGTCCTCACCATCGCCAACATAAATGGATTCAATCAGTTTTTTCCATTTATGGGCGACGGTGTGATCATAAAGGTCGATACGAAATGCGGGTTTGCCGTCGATCTCGTATAACATTGTCAGATTATTTTGCTTGTCTTGATCTAATCAACTTCAAGATATCTTCTGCTCTTTTGGCACTGTCGCCTGCTGGAGCCACCACTGCTGGTGCCGCCTCAGGTTGTGGTGCTGGTGCAGTTGCAGTCACAGGTGCCGCTGTAGGAGCCGCCTCTGCCACTGGTGTTGCCGCTGGAGCCGATGCTGTTGGTACTGCTACCTGTGGTTTACCTTGGTAAGCCACGCCCGCCGGTCTGAAGTACTGTCCATACTGCTCAAGATCATAGGCCTCACCTTCCACAGATTTCGCAAATAATTCTGCGATTATTTTAACCTCTGCTTCTGTTGGCTCTTTTGGTCTGAAGTCACCTAGGTTGTGTAAACCATGTGTTTCGATTGCGGCTCTCTCTGCCTCATCTAATGCACGTTCTCTTCTTGACCATTTTGATGTTGAGTAGTCAGCATAACCACCTTTAGTTGTTTTAGTGATCCTGAAGTCCACACCTTTCACGTAATCAGTTGGCATTTCTTCCATCTCTGGATCCATCAATGCTCCTCTGATAATGTTAAAGATCTGAGGTCCAATTATGAATCTTCTGATTGGGTTCTCAGGAGTTGAGTCCTCTGCTAATGGATTCGTTGTTACAAAACCTTGGAAAATGTAACTTTTCTTTTTCCAATATTTTCTGCCCATGTCTTCCATGCTCTTGTCTTTGAACCATGGTCTAACTTCTGTTAGTACTGGGCAAGTCTTGCCATACATCTCCATGCAAGGTACTTGCACTGTAACTGGTCTAGAATCAGTCTGACCTTTGATACCCGCGAAAGGTAGTTTGATCATGTTTCTTTCAGTCCAGAAAAATGTATTGTTTGTATCCTTATCGGGTAAGAATCTGATCACTGCTTCTGATCCTTCTGATATATTCCAATGTGGATAGATGGCGTTGTCTCCGCCTGTGTTGGAAGTGGAGCGATTCACTTCTTGAGATTTCAACTTCGCTCTTATTTCAGCCAATGATGCCATAATGTAAGCCTCCTTTATTGTGCCTATGTTTGTTTTAGTTT